TTTTATGCAGAGGAGGGATAATTGATGGCCAAAGCCAATAAGCGGAATGGAAACATTGGTGGTACATTGGGGCTGGTTGCCGGTATTGTTGGCTCTGTAACTCCGATCGCTGTTGAGCTCATCGACCGGATTCCGAAAAAAGAGGAAGTTGGCCCTTCTGAAGAATTGATATCCATGCCTGAGCTTTGCTCGAAAAAATTCCCTTTGAAAATGGAAGAGGCCAAAGAGCTTTTGGAGAGTCGTGGTCTAAAAGCGTTAGCGATAGAAGTTCGTATTCGAGATGCGTGTGTCAGATACAAGGATTGTTTTGAATTTCAAGTAGTTGGAACCGACCGAAAACCCAACTCGAAGGTGAAAGTCGGCGATACAGTTATCGTTCAATATGTAACTCAAGAAGTCATCAACGAGAGCCGATTGATATTTGAAAAAGTTGAGCGAGAAAAAGCCGATGCCAAACAGGCCAAGATTGAGAGACGCGCTGCGCAAATGGAGAAAATTAAAACAGGCACCGCTAAGACTATGCATAAGGCAGCCGAAGCTATTGGAGATGGCACGGTTGCTGTGAAAGACGGTGTAAAGAAACTTGTCACTCGTGATAGAGAGAAAAATAAAGAAAAGGAGAATTTTGATGAGTAAAAATGGTGGAAAGAAACGCAGCACTGCGGGTTTGATTCTGGATGTCATCCTCACCATTATAACAGGTGGGCTGTGGCTGATCTGGATTCTGATTCGCTATCTGCGAAATAATAGCTGATATAGCAAGAATTGATATTTTCGGTTTTGCCGGGACGCTTATGGTGTCTCGGCTCTTTTCGTCTTCGCTAATTTTACAACTCCCTTTATGGGAGGCGATAGCGTGAAAGTGAATGTAAAGCACTCGACACAATTATTGATGACTTTTACCACATCGATGGTGGCGGCGATTGGAACAGCTGCCGGCGCTACGATTTGGCAATCGTTTGGAAAACCAAAAGTCGAGGAGATTGCAAGAGAAAACGAAAAGCCGAAACGAAAAATTGGATTTATCATAGATTGAGGGGTGCGTGTTGCATCCCTCTTTCTTTTTGTTCGCATTGATATTTAGGACTGTTTTTGTTCCGCGAAAAAAACAGACTCTTTTATGGAGAGGAGAGAGATATGTCACGCATATTCCATTCTTTCTATTATTTTTATCAGAAAGGAGGCCGTTTCATGGCCAGAAGCGCAAGGCTGGAAAGTGGTTTTCAGGACCGGTTGATTTCCACTCTGAAAGAGCTTTTCCCAGGCTGCATGATATTTAAGATGGATCAGCGTCAGGGTATCCCAGACCTACTCATTCTTTACGGAAAGAAATGGGCCTCCCTTGAGTGTAAAAGGTCCGCAAAGGCCAAGCGGCAGCCGAACCAAGAATACTATGTTGAGAAGATGAACGAGATGTCATTTTCAAGTTTCATCTCTCCGGAAAGCAAGGAGGAAGTGTTGAATGAACTTCGCAAGACATTCCAATCTTGAGGGGCAACACGCTTTCCTCAGTGCCAGCGGCTACCATTGGATCAATTATACAGAGGACAAACTTGTTGATGCCTATACGAAGTATCAGGCGGCGCAGCGAGGGACGATCCTTCATTCTTTTGCAGCCCAGTGTATCAAACTGGGCCAGAGACTTCCGAAATCTCAGAAAACGCTGAACATGTATGTTAACGATGCCATCGGCTACAAGATGACGCCAGAGCAAGTCCTTTATTATTCTCCGAATTGTTTCGGAACAGCCGATGCAATTTCATTTCGTGGTGATATGCTCCGTATTCACGATTTGAAAACTGGAGAGTCCCCGACTCACATGGAGCAGCTTATGGTTTATGCGGCACTCTTTTGCTTGGAATACGATTACAGCCCCAATGATATTCAGATGGAGCTTCGTATTTACCAGAGCGACGGAGTGCTTTATCATAAACCGACTATCGAAGATATTTTGCCAATTATGGACCGGATCGTAACCTTTGACCGGATCATCAACAGTATCAAAGAGGAGGAGTAAGCCATGAACCCTATTGCGGATGATATTTTGATGCATTATGGCGTCAAGCGGCGCTCTGGGCGCTATCCCTGGGGTTCCGGTGAAAACCCCTATCAGCATGGCGGTGATTTCCTTGCTCGTGTTGAAGAACTCGAAGCAATGGGAAAAAGTCAGAAAGAAATTGCTGATGAACTAAAGATGTCCACAACCGATCTTCGTATGCAGGTCCGAGTGGCCAAGCATGAACGGCGTGCACTGTTGGCCGAGCGTGCGAAGTCACTTCGTGAAGAAGGAAAAACATTGGACGAGATCGCGGGCATTATGGGGTTTAACAATGACTCCTCTGTTCGAGCCTTGCTCAATGAGAATACGGCGACCAACAAAAATAAAGCGTTGGCAACCGCTGAGGCTTTGAAGCAGGAGTTAGCAGTTAAGGGTGCCCTTGATGTTGGCGAGGGTGTCGAACAGCAGCTCGGCGTTTCCAAGGGTGTTCTTCAGGAAGCGTTATTTATTCTGGAGACCGAGGGTTACAACCGATATGGCGTTGGCGTCCCTCAGGTGAACGACCCAAAGAAAAGAACGATCACTCCTGTTATTTCTGTTCCCGACATTGATCAAAGAGACGCTTATCAGAATCTTGATATTATCAAATCAGTGGGTGATTTCCATTCCAGTGATGGTGGAGCCTCTTGGGATAAGCGGGAGTATCCAGCCAGTATCGATTCAAGCCGTGTGAAAATCCGTTACGGCGATGAAGGCGGTATTAGTAAAGATGGAGTGATTGAACTTCGTCGTGGCGTTGCCGACCTGGATTTGGGCGATTCTCATTATGCTCAGGTTCGTATCCTTGTGGACGGAACTCATTATCTTAAGGGCATGGCTATGTACTCGGATGATATGCCGGATGGCTGTGATATTGTGTTCAACACAAATAAGCATTCTGGTACGCCGAAGATGGATGTCTTGAAGAAAATTCAAGCTGATCCAGATAATCCATTTGGGGCATTTATCAAAGCCAACGGCCAGAGCTACTATCCTGATCCGGATGGCAAATACACGGACCCCATCACCGGGGAGAAAAAATCTCTATCGGCTATCAACAAGCTGAAAGAAGAAGGCGACTGGGATAAGATGAGTAAGAACCTCTCTTCCCAGTTTCTTTCCAAACAGCCCATTAAACTGATTCAGAAACAGTTGGATCTGACCTATGCTGATGCGGCTGATGAATTCAGCGAGATCTGTTCGTTGAATAACCCGACTATCAAGAAGAAATTGCTGATGGACTTTGCCGATGAGTGTGACTCCGCAGTGGTTCATTTGAAAGCGGCAGCTCTTCCCCGGCAAAGCACTCAGGTTATTCTTCCTATCACGGCGATGAAAGAGACTGAGATTTATGCCCCTAACTATCGGGACGGTGAAAAAGTTGTTCTGATTCGATACCCTCACGGGGGTACCTTTGAGATTCCGGAACTGACGGTTAATAACCGAAACAAATCTGCGATTTCCATTCTCGGTAAAAATATTCGAGACGCAGTAGGCATCAACCCCAAAGTAGCTGAACGATTATCCGGAGCCGACTTTGATGGCGACCAGGTAGTTGTTATCCCTGTGGGGGGTAAAGTATCAGTCAAATCTACGCCTGCATTGGCAGGTCTGAAAGACTTCGATCCGAAGACGGAATACTCTACCGAGGGTAAGACGGGGGTACGGCTCTTATCGAAAGAAGCCACCCAGATCGAAATGGGAAAGATCTCAAACCTCATTACAGATATGACCTTAAAAGGGGCCCCCGTAGAGGAGATTACCCGGGCGGTCAAGCATAGCATGGTTGTTATTGATGCGGCCAAGCATAAGCTCGACTATAAACGATCCGAAATTGAGAATGACATCCCCACCCTTCGTAAACGGTGGCAGGGGTATGTTGACCCCGAAACTGGAAAGATGCGTGGCGGTGCCTCCACCCTTCTTTCTCGTCGTAAGCAGAGTGTCGAAGTCCCTGAGCGCCAGGGCAGTGGTCGCATTGACAAAGAGACTGGCAAGGTCGTCTACAAGGAGTCTGGTCGAACCTACATAGATCCGAAGACTGGTAAAACAGTTCCGGCCACAACTAAGATTAAACTCTTAGAGAAAGTCGACGATGTTCGGACCCTATCTTCTGGCACAGTTCAAGAGGACGCTTATGCCTCCTATGCCAACCGTATGAAGGCTTTGGCAAATCAAGCAAGACTTGAGTATGCGGCTACTCCGTCGCTTATGCGAAATGCGAGTGCTGCTAAGGCATATGCTCCCGAAGTTGAAAGATTGACCAGTGCTTTGAAGATGGCTCGTCTCAATGCTCCTCGTGAACGGGAAGCTCAGCGCCTTGCCAATGCCCAAGTGAAAGCAAAAGTTGAAGCAAACAATATTACGGACAAAGATGAAATTTCAAAGATTCGTCGTTCTGCTATCAGCGATGCTCGCGTTTCTACTGGCGCAAACGGAAAGGGAACTCGTATTACGATTTCCGATGGTGAGTGGGAAGCTATCCAAGCTGGTGCGATTTCTGACACAACATTAAAAGAGATCTTGCGTTATGCCGATCCCGATGTTGTTAGAGCCAGAGCAACACCTCGCGCTTCGACTCAGCTTTCCGATGCTCGTGTCAATCGCATTAAGGCAATGGCTAATTCCGGAAGCACTAACAGTGAAATTGCTGACGCTTTGGGAATTTCGCCTTCTACTGTTTCCAAGTATCTCAATGAGTAAGAAAGGAAGTGAGAGCAGATGGAAAAGTGTATGCTTACTACTACCGATAACCCCTATGACCCTTTTACAGAGTTCGAGGCATGGTATCGGTATGATGAGGCGAAAGGCTATCATTCCAGCGCATTCTTAGCGCGTATTGCTCGTACTTCCGATCAGCTCTCCGAGCAGGAGAATGCAGAAGAAGTCGAACGAGCTATCAATGACATCATCAAGTATGATCCCCTTGGTATTTACAAGAAGGTCAAACAAAAGGTACAGCCGGAACCCATGGCGACCGCTTAATGGATGACACAACTGTTCTCTTACAGAAACGCATTATCTTAGGATGGTGCGTTTCTTTTTGTCATTTATGAGATTTATTTAATCTTGAAACGGCACACCAGTTGTATTCCATACATCAAAGGTATAGGGGGGTCTGCTGAAAAGGCACCCCCTCTGCATCGCGGTGGTCTCTAAAAATTCTCCGGGGGATATTTTTGAAAAATGGTTTCGGTTTCATGCGACATTTGAACAAGCCCACAGGGTTGCGTCAGGCGGCGAGAACTCTTTTTCGTCCATAAGAGGCCTCCTTTCCTCCTTGGTACGCGGTGCATTACCTCCACTGCTACGATATTTTCTCCACTTGCAGCCGGCCTGCTCATGCGGGCTTCTTCAAATGTCGCATGAAACTATTCCATAAGCCTGTGTAAACATTACAAAACTAAGCGAGAGGAGGTGTCAAGCGTGGCAAAAGCATCTAAGACTTCGGGTCAGACCAAAGGGCGCCGCGCCGCCTTGACACCGGAGGCAAGAGAGAACCAGCTGATCAATCTTGCAGTTGATCTGATTGAACGACGACTTCTGGAGGGGACAGCATCCTCTCAAGAGGTCACGACAATTCTAAAACTCGGCACGACCAAAGCCCGCCTTGAGAATGAGAGGCTGGCAAAGGAAGTGGAACTTGTCCAGGCCAAGACTGAGGCCTATAAATCCGGTGTGAGAATGGACGAACTCTATGAGAAGGCCATGGCCGCCTTTAAGCGGTATAGCGGTCAGGGCGAGGAGGATGAAGAGGATGAGTATTAAGTGCTATTCCGAACTGATTCTCTTGCCCACTTTTGAAGAGCGCTATCGCTATCTCAAACTGGATGGTATTGTCGGGAAAGAAACTTTTGGTTTCGATCGGTATATGAATCAATTCTTTTACCGGTCTCCTGAGTGGAAACATGCACGAGATGTGGTGATTGCAAGAGATTGTGGTTGCGATCTTGGTATTGCCGGTCGTGAGATTTTTCATCGACCGATCATTCACCATATGAACCCAATCAGACCGGAGGATATTCGGGACAGATTGGAGATGATTCTGGACCCGGAGTATCTTATCACTACGATCCATGAAACACATCAGGCTATTCACTATGGCGATGAGAACTTATTGTTTTGCGATCCTGTCGATCGTCGTCCAAATGATACCTGTCCCTGGAAAAAGTAGAAAGGAGGACCCAACATGCGGAATCATGTTGTTGGAGTTGTAACTGATTGCTTGAGAATGGCTATCTATAAAGAGCCGAGAGCGAACTCCAAAGTTATCACCGTTGTTACAGCACTAACTAAAGTTGCAGTTGATGTGGACAAGTCGACTGAAGGGTTTTACAGAGTTTCGACTCCCAAAGGAGCTCAGGGATACTGTATGAAGAAGTTTGTTGCGGTTCGTCAATGAGGAGGCCGCCATGGAGATAACTGAAAGTATCCTGACATCCATTAAAAAGCTGTTAGGTATTGATGAGAACTATCCGCACTTTGATGCGGATATTATTATGCACATCAACAGCGTATTTTCAATCCTAACGCAAATGGGCGTTGGACCAGCCAAAGGATTTTCTATTTCTGGAAAAGAGGAGAATTGGGGACAGTTTCTTCCAATGGATCAGAGTGTCTTTTCTATGGTGCGGTCCTATGTCTATCTGAAGGTTCGGTTGTTATTTGATCCGCCTATTAACAGTGCTGCTGTTGAAGCTATTAACCGACAGATCAGCGAGTTTGAATGGCGGCTTCATGTGGCTGCCGATCCGGTAGACAATCTCAATGGGAAGGAGGAAATCCAAAATGGGAGAACATGATATTCTTGCTCACTATGGTGTGAAAGGTCAGAAATGGGGTATCCGCCGTTATCAGAACAAGGACGGAAGTCTGACTTCCAAAGGGCAAGCTCGCTATGACCGCGATAAGCGGGAGAACGCAGCAAAGAAGAAAGAAAACCGGATTGATTTGTCTGAACCCGATCCGAAACGCTGGGTAAGAGAAGATCTGGAGCGTTCTAAGAAAACGGTAGATGCTACAGACAACCTTGTCAAAGAGATGAGGAAGTTGGAGCAGAATACCACAACGAAACCCGTTTCAAAGCGCATGGATTTGTCTCAGATGAGCGACAAGGAAATGCGGGAACGGATCAATCGGGAACTTCTGGAACGACAGTATAATCAACTGTTTGCAGAGACACCTTCTGCCCAGGTCTCTAAAGGTCGAGAAGCTCTCCGAACCACATTGGAAGTGGCGGGTAGTGTTTTGGCCATTGCCGGTTCTTCATTAAGTCTTGCGCTCGCCATCAAGGAATTGAAGGGCTGAGGTGAGAGATATGGAGTTGCAACACCACGGAATTCTTAAGCAAAAATGGGGCGTTCGCAATGGCCCGCCTTATCCACTAAAAGGCGGAGACTATACGCCTGCTCAGCGAAAAGCCATCAAGAATAAGCGAAAGAGCGGTAACAGTGTCTATAACAAGAAGCACTTTGATGAAGTCCTAAAAGCTGATAAGGCTACACTAAGCACCCTGTCCTACGATAAAGACAGAACAAAGGGCGCTGATATGTTTTATGCCACACATCATACCTTGGACAAGCATCAGTACAACGCGCTATTTAATCGACCGGTTCCTCAACCAGTCTATGATGAGGATGGGCACCAGATCGGCACCGGGAACTTTATGAAGTACCGGATTGATAACTCGATCAAGACAGATTTGAAGGTTGCCAGTGAAGATTCCGGGGCAAAGGTTTTTATGAACCTGTACCAGAAAGACAGGGACTTCTATAACTTTGTTACCGATAAGGAGCGGATGCAAAGTTACTTTGTAAGCGATAAGTACAAATTCAAAGGTTATCGGGAAGCGGCATTCGTTTTGGAAAAGATGAAAGATCCCGACTATACTCCGACTTCTAAGGATCTTCAGACTGTATATCGAATGTTCAACTATGTCATTCCTTATGACGGTCAGGGCGATGCTCGCAAGGGAAAAGATGTACTGACCCAGCGCACCAAATTTTTCAATGCTTGCAAAGAAGCGGGGTATGGGGCGGTACTGGATACCAATGATGCAATCTACGGTGGATTCAAGGCTCGATCTCCTATTATCGTATTTGATATGGAGCAGATCGTCCCGAAAGATGTGTACCGCACAACTACCACAGAACAAAAGTTTTCAACTTTGGTTTTGATCGGGAGAAAAGCTCTTGGGCTATGAGGGAGGCTGGTGAGTGAATGTTATCCAACACCGCCGTTCCTCGTTACTACGGCGCTTTCCGTGATGCGGTAATTCGGGGTGATATTCCGGTCTGTAAAGAAGTCGCCATGGAGATGTATCGGATCGATCGATTGATCGAGAGTCCGAGTTATTACTATGATGACTTAGCAGTTGAGGGGTGGATCGAATTCTGCGAAGGGGAGCTAACCCTGACCGACGGTTCGGACCTTCACCTTCTTGATAGTTTCAAGCTTTGGGGGGAACAGGTATTTGGATGGTATTACTTTGTAGATCGTTCAGTCTATGTCCCCAATCCTGATGGTCGTGGTGGTCGCTATGTGACCAAACGGATCAAACAGCGGTTAATCAAAAAGCAATATTTGATTGTAGGCCGAGGCGCAGCGAAGTCATTATATGACTCCTGTATGCAGGCCTATTTTTGTGTTGTGGATGGCGCTACCACCCATCAGATTACCACTGCTCCAACGATGAAACAGGCGGAAGAAATCATTAACCCCATCAAAACTGCGATCACGCGGGCCAGAGGTCCTGTATTTCAATTCATGACAGAGGGATCTATCCAGAACACCACCGGCTCTAAAGCAAACCGCGTAAAGTTGGCTTCGACTAAGAAAGGCATTGAGAATTTCATCTCTGGTTCTTTGATCGAGGTTCGACCCATGTCAGTGGATAAGCTTCAAGGGCTTCGCTGTAAAGTTGCTACTGTTGACGAGTGGCTATCTTCCGCAGATGCCCGAGAAGATGTAATCGGCGCCATCGAACAAGGCGCTTCCAAGCTGGACGATTACCTTATCATCGCAACCAGTTCGGAAGGCACTGTGCGAAACGGCGCCGGTGACACAATCAAAATGGAGCTGATGAACATTCTTCAGGGTATCGGTCCTCCGCAAGAGCATGTCTCGATCTGGTGGTACAAGTTGGACTCAGTAGAGGAAGTGGCCTATCCAGACATGTGGCTCAAGGCCAATCCGAACCTTGATAAGACTGTTACTTATGACACTTATCAAATGGATGTTGACCGAGCTGAATCTGCGCCGGCTACTCGAAACGATATGCTGGCTAAGAGGTTCGGCCTGCCCATGGAAGGTTATACCTATTACTTTACTTATGAAGAGACGATTCCTCATCGCCGGAGACGGTTCTGGCAAATGCCTTGCTCTATGGGTGCCGATTTATCTCAAGGCGATGACTTCTGTTCCTTTACATTCCTATTTCCGCTTCGAGATGGTTCTTTTGGCGTTAAGAGCCGAAATTATATCACTTCGCTGACTCTTAATAAATTGCCGGCAGCTATGCGGGCCAAATACGAGGAGTTTATGGATGAAGGCAGCTTGATCATCATGGAAGGAACGGTCCTTGACATGATGCAGGTCTACGATGATCTGGATGATCACATCGTTAACTGCGGATATGATGTGCGTTGTTTCGGCTATGACCCTTACAATGCAAAAGAATTTGTGGAGCGATGGACAGCTGAAAACGGTCCTTATGGAGTCGAAGTAGTTCGTCAGGGTTCTAAAACGGAGTCTGTTCCTCTTGGCGAATTGAAGAAATTGGCCGGTGAGCGAATGCTGCTCTTTGATGAGACACTGATTACATTTTCAATGGGGAACTGCATCACCATGGAAGACACTAATGGAAACCGCAAGCTTTTGAAGAAACGGTCCGATCAAAAGATCGATGCGGTGGCAGCCATGATGGATGCGTATGTTGCCTACAAGCATAACACCGATGCATTTGAGTAAAGAGAGGGGGGGTACTATGAACCCTTATAATAAGCCTTCTCCCCAGGCCTATCTGGTCCACCATGGAATTAAAGGTCAGAAATGGGGCGTTAGGCGATTTCAAAATGAAGATGGTTCGCTAACTGCGGCCGGCCGAAAGCGGTATGATGTCGATATAGACAGCGCTAAGGAAAAAGTGGCTGAAGCAAAAGCTGCGGAGAAACAGGCTGAGAAAGCCTGGAACAAGGCTACAGCAGGCGGCATATTCTATAACGAGAAAGCAGGACGAAAACTGGAAAATGCGGCGCTGAATACCCGATTGGCAAAGAGAGAATTGTCTTCTGAAAAGATTAAAAATGCGCTAAACGCCTCTAATGGGAAGAAATCTAAGCATCGTTTGAAGCTTGAAGAGGAATACCGGAATAAGGGGCTTACGGAGGAAGAAGCAGAGATCGCCGCTTATAAAAGAGCCCGAACTGAAAAGCTGTTGGCGGTGACTGCCGGTGTGACAGTTGCAGCTATCGCCGGATACGCGGCATATAAGTATCGCGATAAAACTGTTGACAAGCTGATCAAAGAGGGTACCCTGCTTCAGAATATTTCCAGTAATGATACGATGGCTGTTCGTGACGCATTCTATTCTTCGTCTAAGGAAATGGACAAAGCAAAGTACAAAGGCATCTATGGACAGCAGATCAAGTCTATGGGTAATAAGGTCTTTGATAAGCAAATCTCCGTCGATTCAGCTTTGAAAGTTGCTTCGGAACGGTCCGCAACAAACGCGCTGGCCGATTTAGTCAAGAATGATTCGTCTTATGCGAAGACTTTAGAAGACCATTTAACGAGATCGGTTGGACGCTATAGCAATCCGCAGCAGGAGAATGTTATTCGCAAGGGTCTTGAGTCCATCAAGAAGGGTAAGATTGATAGCAAAGTATATAACGCATTGAACTTATCTCTTGTGGACCATAATCTGAGTACATCTGATGCGGTGAATAAGGGTTTCTACAACAAGTTGAAATCGCTCGGCTATGATGCTATTATTGATGTGAACGATAAGAAATTCAGCGGATATAAGACTTCTTCTCCTCTTATCACATTTAATTCTGCAAAGACTACGGTGCAGAGTGTGCGAGAGGTTGGCGAAGCCGAGATCCAGAAAGCAGCACAAAAGGGCTACATGGACATCACCGTGAAATCACTTTTACCGCAAGCAGCTGGAACCGCTGGCGAATATGGACTTGTTTCTGACGGAATGAAAGCGCTCCAAACGAGATCCGATAACGAGATTGTGCGTAAGTACCGGGCAGAACATCCGAATAGCAAATTGTCGTATGAAGAAATTCTGCGAAATGAGTTAGAGCAATGATACAGGAGGCTTTTTATGACCAAGAAGACCTATGGCGTTCTTTCCAAGATTCCTTTGGTTGGTTCCATAGTCAAAATGGCGTGCGATCCTATGTTTGGATGTAGTCCGTCTTTGGATGAAGGGCTTCCTCCTAAGGTTCGGAAGTACATTATCGACCATCCGGAAACTTTTATTACGAAACGGCTTTTGAGAGAGATCATGAGCGGAACCAAAAAGTAAATACTACAACCTTTACCACAGATTCTTAATTGAGTCTGTGGTTATTTTTATGCCCAAAAACCGACGCACACAGATCAGTTGTCAAATTTAAGCAAGGACAGGAGGTGAGAGACCATGGAAACATCATTTGGCTCCAGGCTGAAACATGCCTGGAACGCTTTTTTGGGCAATGAGTTTCGCAATTATCAGTATTCATTGGGTCCCAGTTCTTCTTATCGGCCAGATCGCCCGATTTTCAGCCGTGGAAATGAACGGTCGATCATCACCTCGGTCTATAACCGGATCGCATTGGATGCGGCATCCGTTTCTATCCAGCATGTGCGTCTGGACGATGATGGTCGATTTATGGAGACGCTGGACTCCGCCCTGAACAACTGCCTTTCTCTGGAAGCCAATCTGGATCAGACGGGGCGGGCTTTTGTTCAGGATGTTGTTATGTCCATGTTGGATGAAGGCTGTGTTGCCATTGTTCCTACTGATACAGATATTGACCCGGAGACCGGATCTTACAAAATCGAGAAGTTAAGAGCCGGAAAAGTTCTGGAATGGTACCCAAAGCATGTCAAAGTACGCTGCTATAACGAAGAGCGAGGAGAGAAGCAGGACATTATTCTGCCAAAGAATACGGTGGCCATTGTGGAAAACCCGTTCTTTGCAGTGATGAACGAACCTAACTCCACTATGCAGCGTCTGGTCCGGAAACTGAATATTCTGGACGCTATTGATGAGCAAAGTGGTTCCGGAAAACTCAACCTTATTATTCAGCTCCCCTATGTCATTAAGACGGAACAGAGGCGTCAACAGGCGGAAAAACGCCGTAAAGATATCGAAGAACAGTTGGCAGGCTCCAAGTATGGCGTCGCTTACACCGACGGCACAGAGCATGTAGTCCAGCTGAACCGGCCCATCGACAACAACCTGATGTCCCAGATCGAATACCTGACGAGTATGCTTTACAGCCAGTTAGGCATCACCCAGGGCATTTTGGATGGAACTGCCGATGACCGGACTAAGTTGAACTACGACAACCGGACTATCGAACCCATTCTATCTGCCATTGTTGACGAGATGAGGAGGAAGTTCCTCACTAAAACTGCTCGGTCACAGAAGCAGTCGATCCTGTTCTTCCGAGACCCGTTCAGACTGGTGCCCATCAACGACATTGCCGAGATCGCCGACAAGATGACTCGAAACGAGATCATGACCTCCAATGAGATCCGGCAGAAGATCGGCATGAAGCCGTCGAAGGACCCTAAGGCGGACGAGCTCAGGAACAGCAACCTCAGCGCCCCGAAAGGGGAAGGCGATAAGCCACCTATAACACCCGAAGGAGGAAAAAGTTCAAAATGAACCCTAAGTATGACTTTAGTGGCTGGGCTAGCCGAAACGATCTTGTCTGCGCTGATGGACGGACGATCCGCCATAACGCATTCGAGAATTGTGATGGGAAGACGGTTCCCCTGGTTTGGAACCACCAGCACAACGAACCCACCAACATTCTTGGCCACGCACTTCTGGAGAATCGCAAGGACGGCGTTTATGCCTATTGTACCTTCAATGATACGGAGAGTGGTAAGGCAGCCAAGCTGTTGGTGCAGCACGGGGACATCGCATCCCTGTCTATCTATGCCAACGGGCTGAAGCAGACACCCAACAAGGATGTTATGCACGGCATTATCCGTGAGGTCAGTCTCGTCGTCGCCGGCGCAAACCCTGGCGCTTTCATCGAATTCGTGGATATGGCTCATGGCGAAGGCGGAGAGCAGGAAGTGGTTCTGTCTGCCTATGAGCCTATCTCGCTCTTCTCCACTTCTGACAAGCCTCCGCTGGTTCATAAGGCCAAGGATGATGAGCCGGAGGACGACAAGAAAGAGGAGAATCCCAAGAGCGAAAAGACCATCCAGGACGTGGTTGACGGTATGACCGAGGAGCAGCGGACTGTTCTGTACGCACTGATCGGCGCCACGATGGAAGGGCTTGACGCCAATGGGGATGACGACGATGAAGAAGACCCCGAAGACAAATCCAAAAACAACAAGGGAGGAAACAAGACCATGAAGCACAATGTGTTTGAGAATGAGGATACTCGGGATGATGTCCTGAGCCATTCTGATCGAATGGACATCCTCGATCTGGCCAAGAGCAAGAGCGTGGGCAGCCTGCGCACCGCTATGCAGATCTATGCTGAGCAGAATGAGCTCAAGCATGGTATTGACAATATTGAGAGCCTGTTCCCTGATTTCAAGGATCTGCGTCCCGGCGCCCCTGAGCGTGTTACCCGTGACCAGGGCTGGGTCACTGTAGTTATGCAGAAGGTTCATAAGAGCCCCATCAGCCGTATCCGTACCCGTCAGATCGACACCCGCAAGGATGATATCCGTGCTCACGGCTATCAGAAGAGCAAGCGCAAGATTGGCTCCGGCAATATGAGTGTTATCACTCGTACCACCGATCCTCAGACCGTTTACCGCACTGACGCCCTGTACCGTGACGACATCATCGATATCACCGATTTCGATGTGGTCGAGTACCAGTATGCTACTATGCGGGAGAATCTGAACGAGGAAGTTGCCACTGCGATCATGATTGGTGACGGCCGTGAGCCCGACGATGAGATGAAGATTTCTGAGGATCATGTTCGCTCTATTTGGAACGACAACGATCTTTACACCATTCACTATGATGTGGACATCGAGAAGGCCCGCGCAGAGCTCCAGGGCAGCAAGACTGATATGAGCTTCGGCGAGAACTACATCTATGCTGAGGCAATCATTGCCGCCGCTCTGTATGCCCGCGAGAAGTATAAGGGCACTGGCACCCCCGACTTCTTCTGTACGCCGCATCTGGTCAATGTGATGCTGCTGGCCCGTGATATGAATGGCCGCCGTATCTATAACTCCAAGACTGATCTGGCCGCGGCTCTGAATGTGGGCAATCTCTACACTGCCGAGCAGTTTGAGGGTAAGGTCCGCATTGATGACGAGGCTCATAAGCATAAGCTGCTGGGCATCTTTGTCAACCTGGCTGACTATACCGTTGGCTCCACCAAGGGCGGTGAGATTACTCGGTTTGATCAGTTTGACATTGACTTCAACCAGCAGAAGTATCTCATTGAGACTCGTATCTCCGGTGCTCTGACTCGGGTGTATTCTGCTATTGCTCTGGAAGAGCCTGCTGATAACATCGGCGGTTAATCGGAGGAATTCAAAATGGCGAAATTTTATGGATCGGTAGGCTATGCTGAAACCGTTCAAACTGCTCCTGGCGTGTATGAAGAGCAAATTGTCGAGTATCCGTACTATGGCGATCTGCTTCGGAATACACGCCAGTTTCAGTCTGGGGAGACGCTCAATGATGACATCAATGTCGCGAATGAGATCAGCATAGTCGCCGATCCGTTCGCCAGAGAAAACTTCCATAAGATGCGGTATGTGGTTTTCATGGGGACAAAGTGGAAGATCTCGAAAGTTGAGGTGGGATACCCCCGTCTAATTCTGACCATCGGAGGGCTGTATCATGAACAAACGCATTGAGTTACAGTCCATCCTCGAACGGATTCTCGGCACTGGAAATGTATATTTTCAGCCGCCGGAAAATCTGAAGATGGTATATGACTGCATTGTCTATGAGCGAAGTCAAATCACTGTCTTTCATGCTGATAATTCTCCGTATCAGATGCGGGACCGCTATCAGGTGACTGCCATTTACAAGAATCCGGATAGTGAACTTCCTCATCGACTTGCCATGCTTCCTTTGTGCACCCATGATCGGCATTTTACATCGGATAATTTACATCACGATGTGTTTACTTTGTACTATTAAAGGAGGAAATCTAAAATGAGTAGACTCGTATGGGATCAGGTTGGCGAGCGTTTCTATGAAACTGGCGTCGACCATGCCGTTCTCTATCCTATCAGCCCCAAGGGCCTTTACGATAAGGGCGTAGTTTGGAATGGTATTACTGCCGTCACTGAGAGCCCTTCCGGAGCTGAGCCCAATAACCTGTATGCTGACAATATGAAGTATCTGGTTCTGGTTGGCGCCGAAGATCTCGGTCTCACTATCGAAGCTTATACTTACCCCGATGAGTGGGAAGAGTGTGACGGCTCCGTTGAGATCGCCCCCGGTGTGATCGCTGGTCAGCAGAGCCGGAAGGTCTTCGGTCTGAGTTATCGTACCAAGCTTGGTAACGATGTGGATGGTCAGGATCATGGCTATAAGCTGCACCTGATTTACGGCGGTCTGGCCTCCCCCTCTGAGCGTGGTTACCAGACTGTTAATGACTCTCCCGAACCCATCAATCCCAGCTGGGAGATTACCACCACTCCTGTGGCTATTCCCGGTTTTAAGCCTACGGCTCGCCTGATCATTACCTCCACCAAGGTTGATCCCGCCAAGCTGAAGGCTCTGGAAGACATCCTGTATGGTAGCGATGATACTGAGCCTCGTCTGCCTCTTCCCGATGAAGTCATCAAGCTGCTTCAGGATACTGTATCCGTGACTACTTCTGCTGAGAATGCCGGCACTACTCTGCTGGGTAAGAAGGTGTCCGATCTTCAGAGCAACATTGTTGTGAAGGAGAACGGTATTACTGGTAATCTGAAGAAAGTTACCGGTTATACCGGCTTCAGCAGCAATCCTGCCGAGCAGGAAGGGCATTATCTGGCACTGAAGTTTGATGTGACCCCTGCCGACGCGGTCACCACTGTTGAACTGGTGGGTGGCACCAAGGGCGCTGTGACTCTGGATAAGGACAAGAACATTGTTCTGCTTGTTAAGAGCAACAGCCAGAGTGTCAAGGTGGTTTCTACCAAGAGCGGCAACACCGTCACCAAGACCTACAATCTGACCGGTCTGACTCTGGATTCCTAAACGATGAATTCCAGAGATAAGTATTCTTAACAATCGAACCGCAAAGGCGGAGCTCTCTTCACCGAGGGCTCCGCTTTCTTTTATTTTTGAAAGGAGAAAAATCGCAATGCTGAAACTGACAAGGACTTTTACCGACTATAACGGTGCATCCCGCACCGAGGATTTTTACTTCAATCTGACTCAGGCCGAGGTGACTGAGATGGAACTGTCCGTGGATGGCGGTCTGGTTGAGATGATCAACAGGATCACCGCCGCTCAGGATGGTAAGCAGATCATTGCTCTGTTTAAGGATATTATCCTGCGTGCCTATGGTCAGAAGTCTCCCGATGGCCGCCGGTTCGTTAAGAACCAGGAACTGAGAGATGAGTTTGCTCAGACAGAGGCCTATAGCGATCTGTTCATGGAACTGGCGACCGATGCGAAGGCTGCCGCTGATTTCCTCAACGGCATTATTCCTCAGGTTAAGAAGGAGAATGCTTCTTCCACTCCGGCGCCTATGGCAGTTCGCTAAGGATAGAAAGGGAGACTGGGGATGCTGGAAATTGTGATACCTGGAGTGGAGCAGTATGACGAGATAAACAATCGTTTCATTATCACTAAGGTGCAGTCCCTTCGACTGGAACATTCTCTGGTCTCCCTTTCAAAATGGGAGGCAAAGTGGCGTAAGCCATACCTGTCCAAAAAGCCGAAGACGACTGAGGAGCAGATTGACTATATTCGGTGTATGACATTGACCCAAAATGTCGACCCGAATGTCTATACCGCAATTCCGCCAAGGATTTTGGAACAGGTAAAAGACTATATCGATGCTCCGATGACTGCCACAACATTTCGTAGTCAAAGAGGTGGACGCTCCAGCAATGAGATTGTAACCGCAGAGGTTATCTACTACTGGATGATCCGTAATCAGATTCCGTTTGAGTGCCAGAAATGGCATTTGAACCGATTGATGACATTGATTCGCGTATGTGATCTGAAAAGCGGACCGCAAAAGAAAATGAGCCAAAATGAAATCTTTGCGCAAAATCGCGCTTTGAATGCGGCTCGAAAAAAGAAAACCCATTCGAGAGGATGATCAGTATGTCGGAAGTGTTTATTTGGAACTTCTTAAAGAAGAAAGGCCTCTCGGACTGGGGAACTGCTGGTCTGATGGGTAATCTCTATGCTGAGAGCGGTTTGAAACCAACAAATCTTCAAAATACCTATGAAAAGAAACTTGGACTATCTGATGAGGACTATACCGCACAGGTAGACTCTGGAATCTATCATGACTTTGTCCATGACTGCGCTGGCTATGGGCTTGCACAGTGGACATTTTGGAGTAGAAAGCAAAATCTACTTGCCTTTGCCCGAAATAAGGGAACAAGTATTGGCGATTTGGAAATGCAGATGAACTTTTTGTGGAAGGAATTGACTACAGGGTATCCTGCTTTGGTCGAAGTTTTGATGTCTTCCACAACGGTTCAGGCGGCTTCCGATGCTGTTCTAACTCAGTTTGAGCGGCCGGCTGACCAGAGTAAGCGAGCCAAAGCCAAACGGGCTTCTTATGGGCAAAAGTATTACGACCAATATGCAGGAAAGGGTGAAACTATGCCTTCTACAAATATTGTGCCGGCAGTGAAGCGATTGCTGGAGACAGCCCGAGCAGAGATTGGTTATGTCGAAAAAGAAACCAACGCCCAGCTCGATAACAAAACGGCAAATGCGGGTGATAACAACTGGAATAAATATGCCCGCGATTTGGATGCTATTGGTATCGTCTATAACGGGCGTAAAAATGGTTATGCCTGGTGTGACATTTTTACAGACTGGTGTTTTATTCGCACATTTGGTCTGGAACGGGGGATGTCCCTGCTCTACCAAGCCAAATCCGGTCTTGGAGCGGGATGTACTTATTCGGCCAACTATTATAAACAGAAGGGACAGTTCCATACCAGAAATCCTCAGCCTGGCGATCAGATTTTCTTCACCAAGGACGGCGGGAAGACTATGTATCATACCGGTATTGTGGAGAAGGTTTCTGGCGGACGGGTTTATACCATTGAGGGAAATACCAGTTCTCAGCCCGGTGTGGTGCCAAATGGAGGCTGCGTCAGGGACAAGAATTATCCGCTGAACGCCAGTTACATCGGCGGATATGGCCGTCCGGACTTTTCTATCGTACAGGAGGACGATGACATGGATCAGAACAAATTTAATGAGATGTTCGCTGTTGCTATGACGAACTATCTTAAGAGTCAACAGACGAACAAGTGTGGTGATTGGTCCAAGGATGCGCGAAATTGGACCCAAAGTACCGGCCTGTTTGCTGGGAATGGCACTACCGTCAACGGTGAGCCAAACATGATGTGGCCCTCTGGGCTTACCAGAGAGCAGGCGGCTCAGCTCTTCTATCGCTTTGCGCAAATGGTGGGGCTTGCGTGATGAAAAGCAAAAAATCTAAGTCCGGAGGTAAAACCGGAAGGAAGCCCGACCTTTCTCAATTTTCAAAATGGATGATCGCCGATATCCGTCCACTGTTGTGGATTGTGACCATCGGCGGTTTTTTATTGGCATTTTACTGCGTTCACGAGGGGTACACTGGCGCGCTCCCTTGGATCGGTGCCATGGTTGGTCTTCCCTGGACTGCTCATGGTGTAGTGTGCAGCTTTTATCTGAACTTGTGTAAGTCAGATCATCGTGAAGGCGGCATTACCTTTGAAACGGCGAGAGCTTCCAATTTTAATGTGAATATTTCACAGCAACCGATCGGCTCTGTAGAGAGCCCGGCAATTTAAGGAGGGCGTGTTATGAACGCGGAAATCATTTCAACACTGCTGATGATCGTTGGCGGCATTACGGTGCTGACGAACATTATCGTTCAGGTGGTTAAGAACATCACTTGGGATAAGATCCCCACCAATCTGGTGGCGTTGATCGTTGCGGAGGCACTGACGCTTGCTTCTGGAGGGGCCTATGCCTCGATCCATGCGATCACTATTACCTGGTACATGGTGGTAGCAGCCATCGTGGTCGGTTTGATGTCCGCCTACGCTGCAATGTTTGGATTCGACAAGTTTAAGGAAGTCATCCAGGAGTTGCATAAGAAATCTAACTGATGGGAGGAGTCGACAGTGATCCGTTTCAGACATAAGGGCGATTTTTCCAAGCTGACACGATTTCTGGAAAGAGCAAAGGAAGCGGTTCATCTCGGAGACTTGGACAAGTTTGGTCGAGAAGGGGTAGCCGCCCTCGCATCTGCAACGCCTGTCGACTCGGGCGAAACAGCGTCGTCCTGGTATTACCAGATTGAAAATAAGAATGGGCTCGTAAAGATCTCATTCCATAACTCAAATATTCAAAATGGAGTTCCCATTGCCATCATTCTGCAATATGGACATGGCACAGGGACTGGCGGCTGGGTCCAAGGGAGAGATTACATCAACCCCGCGATCCAGCCTATTTTTGACCAAATCGCAAATTATGCATGGAAGGAGGTCACGAGGTCATGAGCAAGACTATTGACGAACGGATTGTTGAAATGCGATTCGACAACCGCCAGTTTGAACAGAATGTGCAAACCAGCTTGTCCACTTTGGATCGCTTGAAGCGGGGTCTGGATCTGGATGGTGCCACAAAGGGGCTGGAAGGTCTGGGTGCCGCCGCTAAAAAATGCGATATGTCCGTTCTCGGAAATTCGGTCGAAACAGTTCGCGCCAAGTTTTCCGCCATGGAAGTCGTAGCCATGACGACCCTTTCCAATATCACCAATTCCGCGGTGAATATGGGTAAGAAGATGGTGTCTGCCCTCACCATCGACCCCATCAAAACTGGTTTTCAGGAATATGAAACCCAGATCGGTGCGGTCCAGACTATTCTGGCCAATACATCCCACGAGGGAACAAATCTGCAACAGGTGAATCGGGTTCTGGATGAACTGAACACTTATGCGGATAAGACCATCTATAATTTCAGTGAGATGACTCGAAACATCGGCACCTTCACTGCGGCCGGTGTAAACCTTCGGACCTCTGTAGACTCTATCAAGGGTATTGCCAACCTGGCTGCCATTTCCGGCTCCACCTCTCAGCAGGCGTCTACGGCAATGTATCAGCTTTCTCAGGCGCTTGCCGCCGGTAAGGTTTCTTTGATGGACTGGAATTCGGTAGTCAATGCCGGTATGGGCGGTAAAGTATTTCAGGATGCTCTGGTTCGTACTTCTGAACTGTTGGGCACTGGAGCACAGAACGCCATCAATATGTATGGCTCATTCCGAGAGTCTCTTACCAAGGGCGAATGGCTGACGACTGAAGTTCTGACTGAAACGCTGAAACAGTTTGCTGGAGCATACAGCGAGGCGGACCTGATTCAGCAAGGCTTTTCGGAGAAACAAGCTCGTGAAATTGCCCAGATGGCCAAAACAGCCGAAGAAGCTGCTACTAAGGTTAAGACCTTTACTCAGTTATGGGACACTTTGAAAGAAAGTGCCCAGTCTGGGTGGACTGCCACATGGGAGATCTTGGTTGGTGACTTTGAAGAATCGAAAGAGTTGCTGACTGAGATATCCGATACTGTTGGCGGTCTTATCGGTGAGATGTCTAACGCCCGAAATGAACTGCTTTCTGGCGGACTTAGTTCCGGATGGAAGCAGCTGCTTAATCAGGGCATTGCCGATGAGGCAGGCTTTATCGAGGAGATTCGGAAAGAGGCTCAGAAAAGCGGAGATGCTTTTGAGAAGCTGGCTACTGAGTCAGAGTCCTTTACGGATGCTTTGAAGAAGGGACTGTCGGAAGGTGTCATTTCCTCCGACACTTTGACCAATTCTGTCCATAATCTGCGGGATAAAATGACCGCAATGTCCCAGGAAGAGCTTAAGGCAGCGGGTTACACCTCGGAGATGGTCAAGCAGATCAAAGAGTTGGATGATGGACTTCAAAATGGTTCAGTTTCTATGGACGAGTTCGTAGAAAAGATCCTCCGTCCATCGGGCCGTGAGAATCTGATCCAATCTTTGTGGAATGCGGCTAAGGGGTTGATGAGCGTCATCGCCCCGATCAAGGATGCTTTCCGGGAAATTTTCCCGCCAGCTACTGCTGATCAGCTCTATTCTCTGACAGAGACACTGCGAAAGTTTTCTGAGCGGTTGACCTTATCGACTGAGTCAGCGGATAAGGTGAAACGCACCTTCCAAGGATTGTTCTCTGTTCTCGACCTTGTCCGGCAGGGTATTATGGCCGTGGTTAATGCCATTCTTCCCATGTCGGGAGGAGTCAGTTCACTGCTTGATGGTATTCTTGCTGTTACAGCGGCTATCGGCGATTTCCTAACTGGAATCAATAAGGCTGCCAAAGAAGGCCGAGTATTTCAGCATATTTCAGAAGGTATCGCTACCGTACTCGGTTTTGTATCTTCTGCTATTCAGGGATTCTTCGGTCTCTTGTCGAAGACTTTCTCTTTCCCTGGGTTAGAAGGATTTCAGAAGATCCTCCAAAATATTCAGACACGCATTGGGCAAGCGATCGATGCGGTTACCGGTTTAGGCTCTGGTACACGAAAGGCCGCAGGTGAAATGGACTCCGCTATGGAGGGCAGCAACTTCCTCCAGATGCTTCAGGCGATATTTAACGGTGCAAAAACACTTATTACGGACATTCTCGATGTCTTTGGAGGTCTGGCCAGCGGTATTGTTGAAGCGCTGAGCGGGGCTGATTTCAGCGGTGCACTGGACCTACTCAATAGTATTTCTCTTGGTGGTATTGCTTTCGGCATCACCAAGTTTATGACCTCTTTGACCAAAGCGTTTGATGATGTTGGCGGGTTATTGGACAATGTCAAAAACATTCTTGACGGAGTTCGAGGTTGCTTCGAGGCCTATCAAAGCCAGTTGAAAGCAGATGCATTGCTGAAAATTGCCAGTGCCATTGCTATTTTGGCAGGATCTATCCTGATTATCGCCACAATCGACAGCAATAAGTTGACCGCATCTTTAGGCGCTATCTCAGTCCTGTTTGCAGAATTGATGATCGCCATGGGAGCATTCACCAAAATCAGCGGCCAAATCAAAGGTGTGATCAAAGGAACGACCGCCATGCTGGGTCTTTCCACCTCTATGCTGATTCTGGCCGGCGCCCTTAAAATGATCGCGACATTAGATCCCGAACAGATGGCCACGGGGCTTATCGGCATTGCGGGGTTGATGACTGCAATGGCGGTGGCTGTAAGTGCACTGGGTAATGGCGGCGCGAAAGTCGTCAAGGGTGCAACGCAGATGGTGATTTTCGCCGGTGCAATCAAAATACTGGCTTCAGCCTGTACCGACTTGGCACAGCTTGACTTTGCGGGTTTGACAAAGGGTCTTATCGGTGTCGGTGCCCTATTAGCTGAGGTTTCGCTGTTTATGAACACGGCGAAATTCAGCGGTAGAGCGATTTCTACAGCTACAGGAATGCTTGTTCTTGCAGGGGCAATGAAGATATTCGCTTCTGCCTGTGAAGATTTTGGACAAATGAATGTGGGCGAGTTGGTCAAGGGACTGGGTTCCATTGGCGTTCTGCTCCTTGAAATCACCGCATTCACCAAGTTGGCTGGAAATGCCAAGGGACTCGCTGCTACTGGTTTCGCTCTCATTGAGATCGGCGCAGCCATGAAGATATTCGCTTCTGCTATGGCTGACTTTGGCAGTATGTCTTTGGCCGGAATCGGAAAAGGGTTGCTTGCTATGGGCAGTGCTTTGGCGGAAGTTGCTATCGCAATGAAAGTAATGCCGAAGAACCTGATCGCAACTGGAACTGGGCTTATCACTGTTGGAGCCGCACTTAATGTTCTGGCGAACGCTCTTAGTAAGATGGGCGGAATGAGTTGGGAGTCCGTTGCAAAGAGTCTTGTTGCAATGGGCGGCGCTTTAGCGGAACTGGCAATCGGACTGAACTTCATGAACGGGACTTTAGCCGGATCTGCCGCAATGCTTGTTGCCGCAGGAGCCTTGGCTGTTTTAACTCCCGTGCTCTTTACGCTGGGTAGTATGAGTTGGGCCTCCATTGCCAAAGGTTTGATTGCTGTTGGCGGCGCCTTTGGGGTGATCGGCACGGCAGGCGCGCTTTTGACGCCATTACTTCCCACTATTCTCGGATTGGGCGGTGCCTTTGCTTTAATTAGCGTTGGTATTGCCGGTCTTGGAGCAGGACTTCTTCTTGTTGGCGGTGGGTTGTCCGCCATCGCAGTAGGTATTACAGCCCTCGCTACTTCTTTAGGCGCTGGTGTCGCCGTTATTGTAGCAGGATTGACTTCTATCATCACGGGTATCGCAGCCTTGATCCCCGCTATCGCTCAAAAGCTTGGTGAGGCAGTGGTTGCGTTTGCACAGGTTATTACAAATGGAGTCCCTGCTATTGGCGAGGCTGTTAAGGCTCTGGTGCTTACCATGGTCGATGTTCTGGTGGAGTGTGTACCAGCTATTGCTGATGGAGCAATGGAATTGATCGCCGGAGTGTTGGCCGCTTTGGCCACCTATACTCCTCAAATCGTGGATTCTTTGATGGGATTCCTGATTGGATTGATTGACGGCATTGCAAGAAATATGCCGGAACTGATCCAGGCGGCGGTTAATTTGCTGATGTCGTTCTTTACCGGAATTACTTCTGCACTTGCAAGCATTGATACAGATTCGCTGTTAAAGGGGATCGCCGGCATTGGTCTGCTGAGCGGTATTATGGTTGCACTTGGTGCCCTTGCAGGGTTGATCCCAGGGGCAATGGTCGGTGTTCTCGGTCTTGGTGTGGTCATGACAGAGTTGGCTCTGGTACTGGCCGCAGTGGGCGGTCTTGCCCAGATTCCCGGGCTGGATTGGCTTATCAACGAAGGCGGCCAGCTTCTACAGTCTGTTGGCAGAGCCATTGGCGGTTTTGTCGGCGGTATTGTTGGCGGATTTATGGGTGGCGTTTCCAGCGCGTTTCCTCAAATTGGAGCGGACTTGGCGCAGTTTATGGCCAATGTACAGCCCTTTATAGATGGCGCCCGCGGGATCGATTCTTCTCTTCTTGAGGGCGTCAAGGCTTTGGCTGGCGCTATCCTAATTATTACCGGGGTGGATCTTCTGGAAAGTCTGACTTCCTGGCTTACCGGCGGATCTTCCTTGGGGGCTTTTGCTGAGGAGCTTGTTCCATTCGGCGAGGCCATGATGAAATTTTCCAACACCATTTCTGGTTTGGACGGAAATCTGGTCAGCACCGCAGCTATTGCTGGGAAAACACTGGCCGAGATGGCTGCCACTCTGCCCAATAGTGGCGGCGTAGCAGGGTTCTTTGCCGGAGACAACGATATGGGCGTGTTCGGTGAGCAACTCGTTGGCTTTGGCGAAAGTATGATGGGATTCTCCAAAAGTATCAGAGGTCTTGATACTGATGCAGTGTCTAATGCCGCTACGGCCGGAAAGGCTTTGGCCGAGATGGCGGCTACTTTGCCGAATAGTGGTGGAGCAGTTGATTTCTTTACCGGAGAGAACGACCTGGACACCTTTGGAGAAAACCTTGTCCCCTTTGGGGAAGCCATCAAATCTTATTCCAACGCGGTCAAGGGTTTGGATGTGGATGCGGTGACCAATTCCGCTATCGCAGGTAAGGCTATGACTGAGCTTGCTTCCACACTTCCAAATGTAGGTGGTGTTGTGGATTTCTTTGCCGGAGGTAATGATCTCTCTACATTTGGCGCACAGCTTCTGAGTTTCGGATTGTCTATGCGAGCATACTCCACGGCAGTTAAAGGAATAGATGCCGATGCGGTAAACAGTTCGGCTATTGCGGGAAAGACACTTGCTGAACTTTCCAACACATTGCCCAATACAGGTGGTTTGGTAGCATTCTTTACCGGGGACAACGATCTGGAATCTTTTGGAGACCAGTTAGTTCCGTTCGGTGAAGCGATGAAAGCTTACTCCGATAGTGTGGCCGGTTTGGAGTCCGAAGCGGTCATGGCATCTGCCACTGCGGCAAAAGCTCTTGCCGAACTTCAAAATACCCTGCCAAACATCGGCGGTGTCGTGGATTTCTTCACTGGAGGAAACGATCTTGAGACTTTCACCAACGGTCTTACACCTTTTGGCGAGGGGATGAAGGCCTATTCCGATGCAGTGAGCGGCATGAACCCGGAAGCTGTTATTGCTTCGGCAACCGCAGCTCAGGCACTATCAGAACTGCAAGCGACTCTGCCCAATATGGGTGGAGTTCTTGATTTCTTTACTGGAGGAAATGACCTTAGTGCATTTGCCAATGGTATTATTCCCTTCGGTCAGGCTATGAAGTCCTATGGAGAAGCGGTTGCTGATATTCGCCCTGAGGCGGTCGAGGCTTCTGCTACAGCAGCTATGGCTTTGGCCCGTCTTCAGTCGGTGCTACCCAATGTCGGTGGTATTGCATCATTCTTTACAGGCGGTACCGATCTTGGCGCATTTTCCGAGGGTATTATCCCCTTCGGCGACGCTATGCTGAAGTATAGTAATGCTGTGGCCGGTGTAAATCCTGGAGCAGTAGAAGCATCTGCTATAGCTGCTCAGTCTCTTGTGCAACTTCAGACTTCCCTCCCCAATGTAGGCGGGGTCGTGACATTCTTCACCGGAGGAAACGACCTGGCTCTATTTGCGGCGGGCATCATCCCCTTTGGGCAGGCCATGTCGCAGTACAGCAATGCTGTTGCGGGGATCAATCCGGAAGCAGTGACGGCATCTGCTGTGGCGGCTCAGTCCCTTGTCCAACTTCAAAATGCTCTCCCGAATGTGGGAGGGGTTATGACATTCTTCACCGGAGGAAGCGATCTTGCCACATTTGCGGCAAATATTGCCCCGTTCGGTGACGCTATGCTGAATTACAGCAATGCTATAGCCGGTGTAAATCCGGAGGCAGTTACTGCATCGGCTTCCGCTGGACAAGCTCTTGTGGAGCTGTCCAAGACACTTCCAAGTACAAGTGGTCTTTTGACATTCCTTACCGGTGGAACGGACCTAAGTACATTTGGGAACGACCTTACGATATTTGGAGAAGACTTGTCTGCATATGCAAGCGCTATTGCAAATGTGCAGCCTGAAGCAGTAGCGGCCTCGGCCAATGCTGCACAAGCACTGTCCAATCTGGCAACGGGATTACCGGACAGCAGCCTCTTTGACAAATGGTTTGGTGGAGACCAGACCTTGGCATCATTCGGAAATGAGATCTCCAAGTTTGGAGCATCTATGCAGGATTATTACAATGAGATCTCCGGTATTGATATCGGTCAAATGTCCAGTGTAGTAGCTCAAGTTTGGGATCTTTTGGCTTTGGCAGAGGGCGTGAACGGCCTTAATACTTCTGGTCTGACTAACTTTGCTAACAGCATGAAGAAAATGGGTGATGCTGGCGTCAGCGGATTTGCCGATGCTTTCCGGAACTGTGGCGACACGATCAACGGCGCCGTGAACAGTATGCTGTCTACGGTCAGTGTTTCCATCACGGCGAATGTTTCTACAGTCAATTCTGCTATGGGCACTCTGGTAGATGCTATGGCAGAAATCGTAGATGGCAAAGTGATTGTCATTCAAAGAGCGATGGGCGATATGATGACGGACATGTGTTCCACCATCACATCTTCTTCCGGAGCATTTCGGACCGCCATGGGGACAGCACTTAATGGTTCCCTCAGTGAGATCAACCGCATGAAGGCGGATTTCACTATGGCCGGTCAGAATGTTGGACAGGGCTTTGTCATCGGTATCCGGTCCAAGTTGAGCAGTGCATCTTCTGCGGGCCGAAGTCTGGGTCTGGCCGCATTGAATGCGGCAAAGAGGGCTCTGGACAGCCATTCACCTTCCAGAGAGTTTATTCACTTAGGTGAGAACATGGGCGAGGGTTTGGCAATCGGCGCAAAGAACAGCATTGTTCCCGCTACTCAGGCCACATCTAAAATGATCGGTGAGGTCATTAAAGTCAGTTCCAAGGGCGTGAAGGCCTTTGAGGACTGGGCCAGCGAGAAGAAGTATTATGGCGAGCTGAGCCTGATGGATGAGCTTGCCGGGTGGGAGAACCTGCAAAAGAAGTATCGGGCAGGCAGTGAAGAGCGAATCAAGATCGACCGAGAGGTCTATCGGATTCAAAATGAGCTGGTGTCGTCCACTTATCAGGCTTCTCTTAACTGGATCGAAGAGGAGAAGTATTACAAGCGTTTGAGCACTGAGGAAGAGCTTGCTGCTTATGAGCGGATGCAAAAGCGCTATCTGGCAGGCAGCGAAGAACGCAAGAAAATCGACCGTGAGATATTTAGTCTGCGAAATCAGTTGATGGAAGAGTCCTATCAGAAGTCCATGAATTGGATTGAGGAAGAAAAATATTACGGTCGAATGAGCCTGGCCGATGAGCTTGCGGCCTATAAGCGAGTGCAGAGTCGGTACGCGGCTGGTACTGAAGAGCGCAAGAAGATGGATCGTGAGGTCTATCGGCTGGAGAAAGAGATCTATGAAGCCCAGAAGCAATATATTGCCGATGTGGAAAGCGTACAGCAGTCTGCCAATCAACGACGGATGCAGCTTGAACAGGAGTACGCCGACAAGGTGCGCTCGATCAATGCGCAGCTGGAACGGGATATTCAGTCGCTGAATGACCAGTATCAGAATGCAGTGGAGTCCCGAACCAAGAGCCTTTATCAGTCTTACGGCCTCTTTGATGAGGTGACGAAGAAAGAAGAGGTCAGCAGTGAAACATTGATGCAAAATTTGGAAGGTCAGGTCCAGGAATTTGGCGAATGGCAAGATATTCTTGGTCAGCTTTCTGGAAGAGGCGTCAGTGCAGAACTGATTGGTGAGCTTCAGGAGATGGGCCCGTCGGCAATCGCAGAGATCAAAGCCCTCAATTCGATGAGCGACGACGAGCTGGAGAAGTATGTCTCCCTTTGGTCTATCAAACACGCTCAAGCCAGAGATCAGGCCACTTCTGAGCTTGAAGGTCTTCGCATTGAGACGCAGAAAAACATTGCACAGCTTCGTGATGACGCCGCTGTTGAATTGGAGGCATATCGCGAAACTTGGCAGGCAGAAATGGCCCAGTTGGAAGCGGATACCAGCAGTCAGCTTGAGGCTCTCCGCAAGGAATTTTCTGAGAAAGTCGGTCTTATCAAGAAAGACACCGAAGGCCAAATGGCCGAGATGACAGAGGTCGCTAAGAAAATCCTGGCCGAAGCAGGATGGACAGAGACTGGACAGCAGATCCCAGCAGGGCTTGCCGAAGGCGTGGCTCAAAGCAAATCCACTTTCATCAATGAATTGACCAGTATGGCGCTGTCTGGCGTGAAAGCGGTAAAGAGTGCACTGGCAATCAATTCTCCTTCCCGGGTATTCCGCGAGCTTGGTAACTTTACCGGTTTGGGCTTTGTAAAGGGCATCTCTGATTACGCTCAGAAATCCTATGCTGCCGGAGCTGGTATTGCCGATTATGCAACGGATGGACTTTCCAATGCCATGTCCACTGTGACCGATCTACTCAATGGGGATGTGGAAGCACAGCCTACGATCCGGCCGGTGCTTGATCTTACCGACCTTTCCAGAGGAGCAGATCAGATTGACAGCCTGTTCTATCCTCGGAGATCTATTGGTCTTGTAAGTCAGGCAAGTCTGGCTTTTCAGGAGTCAGGCCGAAATAACGGAATGACAATCAATGTAGACAATGGCGATATTGTGGAAGAGCTGCGTTCTCTGCGAGAGGATATGGCCGACATGATGGATCGGATGAAGCGAATGCAGGTGGTTATGGATACTGGCAGGCTGGTCGGTGAATTGGCCGAACCTATGGACAACGCCCTCGGACAGAGGGTTACACGAAAAGGAAGGGGGAACTAAGCTTTGTACCATTCAGTTACCTTTGGGGATAAAAATACCTGGGACGATTGGCGGCTTGTTCCCGCCTCCCGGCCAGTTTTCAATCCCCCAGCTCAGAAAGTGAAGACACTGGCGATCCCCGGTGGGGATGGGGTGATCGACTTATCCCAATCTCTCACCGGGTACCCGGTGTATCAGAACCGGACCGGCTCGATCGAATTCATTGTGATGAATGACTTCAAGCCCTGGCACATGGCCTATTCCGATATTATGGACTTTCTGCATGGGCAGAAACTTCGCGCTGTGCTGGAGGACGACCCTGAGTATTTCTACGAGGGGCGGTTCACGGTAAATGCCTGGAAATCAGAAAAAGACTGGTCTCGTATTGTCATTGACTATGATGTGGGTCCCTACAAGTGGTCGCTTCTTTCTTCTACAGACGACTGGCTGTGGGACCCCTTCAATTTTCAAAATGGTGTGATTCGGCCTGCTTTGTTTCGGAATATCGCTGTAACCACAGTAAAAAAGATGCTCAAGCTGGACGCTGCACTTTTTGGTAGGGCTCCGGTTTGTCCTCAGTTCTTCGTGAGCAGTTCGGATAAACGCGGTGTGCGCATTCGATTTGTCAATCCTACGCTTGGACTGGATGAGACAAAACTGCTTACTGACGGGACAATTCAATTCCCTGAGTTTGTGTTCTTCGGCGATCATGGCGCAACATTAGAGCTGTGGTGTGATACAGGGACTGGTACAGTTTCTGTAGATTTCAGAGTGGGGAGGTTGTAACCAATGTATAGCATTTATGCGGACGGTGTATGCATCTATAACGATGTATTTTCACTGGATAACATGAAGGTTATAGACCCAAAACTGATACTGGAAGACAGCGCTGCCGGCTCTTTGGAAATGACGCTCCCCCATACTAATGTTGTTTACAACACGCTTGTTCGTATGACTACGGATATTTCGGTCAGAAAAAACGGAGAAGAGATTTGGGCGGGGCGAGCGCTTTCGGAGAATAAGGATTTCTGGAACAATCGGGTTATTTACTGCGAGGGTGAATTGGCGTTCTTTAATGACAGCGTTCAGCCTCCAGCCGAGTATTCCGGAAAATCCATTCGTGAGTATCTGGAAAAGTTGATTGAGGTTCACAATTCACAGGTTGGCGCTAATCGCCAGTTCGCCATCGGGGCGGTAACGGTAGTGGATGAAAATTTCCCTACTTACTACACCAACTATGAGAAGACAATGAAGCAGCTCAATGCCTTGGTGGAGACTTATGGCGGTCATCTTCGGACCAGAAAAGTGGATGGTATCCGGTATCTGGATTATCTGAAAGAGTACCCTGATACTTGCAGTCAAGTCATCCAATTTGGTTCCAATCTGATCGACTTCACCCGTAACTGGGATTCCACGGAGTATGCTACGGCTATTGTTCCATTGGGCAACCGTCTGGATAAAAGCCCTATCGAAGCGCTGGACGCCTATTTGACGGTGGAAAGTGTGAACAACGGAAGTCTTTATGTTCAGTCGGACGAGGCTGTTAAGAACTATGGATGGATCGTGAAAACGGTTACCTGGGACGATGTGAGCGACCCAGCGGTTCTACTGGAGAAGGCCAGGGAGTATCTGGCCGATTTTCAGTTTGACAATCTGGAACTGGAACTAAGCGCTTTAGATTTGCACTATTTGGATGTAAACACCGAGGCTGTCAAACTTCTGGATGAGATTCGGGTCATTTCCCGCCCCCACGGTTTGGACCGAATGTTTCTCGTTACTAAACTGGAGATCCCTCTGGATAAACCGGAGAACACCCAGTTCAAAATGGGAGACTCTGTGCAGGTCAGTCTCACCAGCATCAACAATCAGACCAATGATGAAGTGCTCAATAAGATTGAAAAGCTTCCCAAGGCGCACGCAATTCTTGAAAAAGCTAAGGAAAACGCCACGGAAATCATGAACATGGCTACCACGGGTTATATCACGATCACACGGGATGAGCATGGCTCAGACACGCTTTATATTTCCAATGTCAGAGACTACACCAAGGCCGACAAGCTTTGGAAATGGAATATGAATGGTCTGGGTTACTCCAATGATGGTGGAAAAACTTATGGCTTGGCCATCACTATGGACGGATCTATCGTAGCCGATTACATCACGACTGGTGTCCTGAACGCGAATGTGATTCGTGCCGGCGTTCTGAAAGACTATGACGGAAATTTCAGTCTGGACTTTGAAAGTGGAAAGCTGACCATGAAGAAGGGGTCTATCAATATAGGCGGTAACTTCATCGTGGATGAACAGGGAAACCTGACTGCCCGAAGAGGTACATTTGCCGGGACACTGGCTGGCGCTAAGGGAACTTTTGGTGGTACGGTTCAGGCTGAAGACTTCCTGGACAAGTACGGCAACAGTATGCTGGATATGGCCAAGGAGAAGTTCACCGCCGGATATTTGGATCTGTACGGATTAACCGTGACCAATAAGAACACCGGAGCAGTAACATTTGCGGTCGGTCCCACTGGACATATTTCCATCAATGGCCAAATCACGATGGGAGCTGGGAGTACGATCAACTGGGCCAATATCAGCAATACCAATCTTTCCAGTAATCCGGCGTATCAAAAAGCAGTTGACGCCTACAATATGGCCGACGAGGCCTATACGGAGGCAGAAGCAGCGTATGACCGAGCGAATCGGGCCTATAAATTGGCTAATTCGATTGAGATTCCTGCTTACATCAAATCGACATATATTGACTCCACAAGGATTCAATCCCCAGTTATTGAGGGTGGAGAGTTCTATGGCAGCGAGTTTAATATTATTGCCGGTGGAGACTATGGAAGTTTGAATTTGTACGGGCCTTATGGCAGCTCTCGTTTTCATATGTTTACCATTGACTACTACGAAGGCGATGCGCCGTATATCGACATTTATAGCCCGTGCGGCGGATATATCACTATTGGCCAAAGTAGGCACGGCATTGTATTTTTCGATGGAATCGTAGATTTCAGCAATGCTGAAGTTCGTGGTTTGAGTACAACATAGGAGGAGCAACGCTATTGTGAAGAAGACACTGAAAAATTCCAGTGTGGCTGAGATGCTTCAACAGCTCCGGCCACTTTTGTCTCATCGGGATAAGATTGGCTATGTGGCTGCACGGAACTTCCGCATCCTGTCCAACTCTTTGACGGAATATGAGACTATTCGCCGTAGCCTGATCGAGAAGTATGGCACGGAGGAGACGGACCCGAAGACGGGCCAGCCTGTCATCAGCATCAAAATGGATTCGCCGAACTTTAAGCAGTTTTGTGACGAGTTAGCTCCATTCAACGAGATGGAACACGAAATCGAGCTTATGGTGGCGAAGTACCATGATGCGATCGGCTGTCTTACTGGAGAGGAGATCCTGAGTATTGATTGGATGTTGGAAGATTAGAAAGGGGTGAGTTGACTTGGCTGATATCAGCAGTTTTCTAAAGAAAATTAAGGAAGCAATTTATGGCGAAGAGGTGCGTGGTTCCATTCACGACGCCCTGGCTGCCATGAATGAAGAGTCTTCCAGCGCGATGGAGTATGCGGCTACAGCCAAAGACTCTGCCGCTGCTTCTGCGGAAAAAGCAAAGGGTGAGGCTGATACCGCCGCCAAGAAGGCTGCGGAGGCCTTAAATTCCGCAGGAAATGCCGCCCAATCTGAGGCAAATGCTAAGGCATCTGATTTGACTGCGAAGCAATACTCAGACAATGCCGACGCCGCTGCCAATCGTGCTAAGGAGTCGGAGACAAACGCCGCTAATTCGGAGGCGGTCGCTCTTCAAGAGTCCCGTGAGGCAGAGGAGTCCAAAAACGCCGCTGCACTTAGTGAGGCCGAAGCAAAGGCCGCTGAGGAACGAGTTAAGGCGGTAAAGAACGAAGTGGAAATCGCTGGCGCACAGGCTGCGGCAGACGCTAAAGCGGCGCAGGATGCTAAAGCTGCTGCTGAGAGTGCCCGGGACAGCGCCAAGACCAGCGAGACCAACGCCAGAAATTCTGAGATTTCTGCACAGCAGTCGAAAGATACTGCGGAGAATGCCAAGAATGCGGCTCATGAGGCAAAGCAGAGCGCGGAAGATGACGCGCTTGCTGCCGCTCAATCCAAGAAGGACGCCGAGGCTGCTAAGTTGGCCGCAGAACAGGCTCGGGATTCCGCAGAGGAAAAAGCAGTCGAAGCTGCCGGAAGCGCAGATAAAGCGGAGCAATACAGCGGTAAACCGCCCAAACCTCAAAATGGAACATGGTGGATCTGGAATGCTGATACCGGTGAATATTACGACACCAAGATCAGCTGCGAGCTGCAAGGCCCTGTTGGAAATGGCATCAAGGATATTCAACTGACCAGCGGCGACCATTCTCCCGGCACGACGGATGTGTATACCGTCCATATGACGGATGGGTCGACTTATTCCATTTCGGTCTATAACGGATTGAACGGCACAGGTGCAGGCGATGTATTGGGGATTACCTTTGATTTAGTTCTCCCCGTAAGCGGATGGAAAGATGGAGCCATCACTGTCGCCGACAATCGCTTGCTTGCTTCAGCTACCTATAAATACCTTTTAAGCGTGTATGACGCCAGTAAGGATGAGTTCATGGAATGCAGCGTGCAGCCCAAGGACATCACCACTTCTGGCATCTTTTCTTTTACCTGTGAAATCGAGCCGTTAAAAGACATCACCATCAATCTGATCCGGCTTGAGTTATCTGGTAATGGAGCTGCTCAATGAGGAGGTGAGATCTATGGAGATCGCAGTGAAAGAAACTTATGCCCATCTGGTCAAGGATGAGAGTTTGGTACAGAACTCCAACAAGCTCTATATTGTGGAGTTCCACTTTGACCAGAGTTGGGATGGTTATGCCAAATCGGCTATCTTTGAAGCCGGCGGCGTACAGCAGCCGCCTGTGGCGTTGACGGATGACCGGTGCATTATTCCAGCTGAGTGTTTGAAGCGAGCCGGAATCAATCTCAAAATCGGAGTTTCCGGTATTAAGGATGGGGTCCAGAAAGACACGGTATGGTGTCTGGCCAGCAAGATCATGTACGCGCTTGACCCCGCGCAACTGATGCCGCCTACTCATATCGACGGAGATGTGAAGGCCCAGATTCTTGAGGTCATCCGGGAAAATACTGCTACGGATGCAGAGGTTCAGGAAGTCCTTGACAATGCGTTCCAGTCTTCCTGGATACCTCCTGAAGATCCTGAGGCTCCAGGCAATACCGCTACCAACGAAGAGGTGGAGGACATTCTCGATGATGTTTTCGGCGATACGCCGTAAACAAATATTTTTAAGGAGGACATATTTATGTCTAAGCACACTACTCTCGAACAGCTGAAGCTTCTGGCTCAGCGCACCAAGGGTGAGATCAGCAAGGTCGAATCCAAGTCTCTGGTAGGCGTTAAGGTCAATGGCGTTGCCCTGGCCATCGCCGACAAGATGGTGGACATTCTGATCGCTTCTGGTGCTACCAACGGCACCCTGTCTGTTGCCGGCAAGGATGTTGCGGTGACGGGTCTGGCCGCTCTGGCCTACAAGGCTCAGGTTTCTGAGGCCGATCTGGATGCTGCTCTGAAGGCTATTCTGGACGGCAAGGCTTCCGGCGCCGATCTGGCCACTCTGATCGGTAAGGATGCTGGTAAGAGCGCCCGTACCATCGCCAACGAGGAGCTGGCTGCTCAGCTGATCCCCGATGGCGCCCAGGAGGCCCTGAATACTCTGACTGAGATTGCTCAGTGGATTCAGGATCACCCCAATGACGCTTCCGCGATGAATGCTGCCATCACCAAGCTGAACGGTATCGTTGCCGGTATTGGTGGTGACGAGGACGAGTACGCCACCGTGATGACCGCCATTGAGGGCAAGATCACTGCCGCACTGAAGGATATCGCCTCCGGTGCGACTAAGGTGGAGAAGTCCGAGGTCAACGGCAACATCAAGATCAATGGTCAGGAGACCGTGGTCTATACTCACCCTGCCGCTGAGGCGGTTGAAGCTGGCTTCAAGAAGGTTGGTAAGGATAATCAGGGTCATGTGGTCCTCGGCGCTGATGTGACCAAGGAGGATATCGTTGGTCTTGGCATCCCCGCACAGGACACCACTTATCAGCCTGCTACCAATCAGGCAAATGGTCTGATGTCCAAGGAGGACAAGATCAAGCTGGACGGCATTGAGGTTGCGACTGATGAGGAAGTTACCAAGATGCTGGATGAGGTCTTTGGCGCTGCTGTTAGCGCCTGATAACCGTGGAGGGGATGGGCATTCCTGTCTTCCTCTTATTTTTTCGGAAAGGAGCTCTAACATGGCAGAGAACAAAGCCACAACCTTAGAGCAGTTGCGGGCTCTGGCAGAAAGGGGAAAACTTAATACCCTGAAGCGTGTCGACCAGCTTTTAGAGTCGATCATTCCTCTGCTGGAGGGCGCACAGCATAGCGGTACTACCGTTACTCTGCCGGCCGAGAACTGGAGCGGCAGAGCTCAGACTGTAAAGGACAATATCCTTTTGGCTGACGAAAAATACTGGTATATTGTGTGCGCTGACGCAGATTGCTTTATGGCAGTCAGCGAGACTGGCGTGAAAGCTGACAATATCACCGTTAACGGTCAGGTCACCTTTCACTGCGAGGTAACTCCAACGGAAAATCTGACCATTTATATTTTGCGACTGGAGGTCGAGCAGAATAATGAGTAATGCAAACGTCGGCAAGGTCTTTAATATGACCGGCGGCAGCGGCGGAGGCGGTACTCTGAGGCTGGAGACCCTGACGATTACCAAGCCGCCCAAAAAGACCATCTACAAGTCCGGAGAGTCCTTTGATCCCACGGGCATGGTCGTTACTGCGGGCTATGGGTATGGTCTCACTTCGGATGTGACTGGATATTCCGTGTCTCCCCAAGTCCTTACGGACGGGGTGACAGAGGTGGTTATCACCTATACCGAAGGCCGCATCACCAAGACGGCAAGTGTGCCGGTTATTGTGCAGAAGGTGCTGGTATCCATTGCCGTTACCAACAACCCCTCCAAGATGGTCTATCACTATCTGGAGGAATTTGCCCCTGCGGGAATGGTGGTCACTGCCAAATTCTCGGATGACTCTACGGAGGAGGTTTCGGGATACACCTATCCCAAGACCGCTTTCTCTACTTTGGGGAGCCGTCCGGTGGAGATCGGTTATACCTATGAGGGTGTGACCAAGACCACCAGCTTGAATGTCACAGTCAACCCCATTGAGGTGGCTGTCCCTGTTCAAAATGGAGTCCTTACTTATGACGGGACTGGAAAAACTCCGTCCTGGACTGGGTATGATCCGTCAAAGATGACCATTTCCAGTACGACCACCGGTGTAAACGCTGGAACCTATTCCGCACGGTTCAACCTGTCGTATGGGTATCAGTTCCCTGGCGGTTTGGATGAAGCCACGGTTAAGTGGATCATTGACCGGGCGGTCATCGCTTCTCTTCCGGTGCAGAACAATGTGCTGGCGGCCAATGGCAAACCGCAGTCTCCCACCTGGGATAACTACGACATCGGTCAGTTGACCATTGGTGGAGACCGGTCTGGAACTGACGCAGGCGATTACAAAGCCACATTTACTCCTACCGCCAACTACAAGTGGTGGGACGGCTCCATTGAGGCCAAGGAGGTCAAGTGGACGATCACCAGCGTTATTGTCCCCATTCCTACGCAGAAGGGTTCGCCGACCTATACGGGAGCGCCCCAGACACCGGAATGGGATAACTTTGACCAGGTAAATTCCAAAGTGCAGGTGACCGCACAGACCAACGCCGGCACCCACTCTGCCACATTTATTCTTCTGAAGGGTATGTGGTCGGACGGTTCTACAACCAATAAAACCGTTCAGTGGAGTATCGGCCGAGCTTCTATCGCCAAAGTTCCCGCCCAGAGCGGAGCTTTGAAGTATGATGGGAACCCCAAAACTCCTGTGTGGGACGCCAGTTATGATCCGAACAAAATGACGGTATCTGTAGAGGCGAAGGTCAACGCCGGTACAGGGTATACTGCTGCCTTTACGCCGGATTCCAACCATCAGTGGTGGGACGGTACGGTGGACGCCAAGACTGCCACCTGGGCTATTGGCAAGGGCGACAATGTGATGACGGTTTCTCCAGCATCTATTACTCTGAATATGAGTGCCAGAAGTGCCCGTTTTACGGTAACTCGTAAGGGTGACGGTACCATTACTGCTACTTCTGATAATAACAATGTTGCTACTATCGGGAGTATCAATCAGCAGAGTGGAGAAATTGTAGTCAACAGTGTACGCGATACCAGCGGAACTGCCACGATTACCGTTAAGGTAGCCGAAGGAAGCAATTACCTTGCCCCCGCAAATAAGACAGTTTCGGTTAAGGCCAGTTTCCGGGAATATCTGTATGGTTTTGACCTGAACATCAATGACAGCAACCCTGCAACCCGTGTCAGTTACCCATCTGATGTGGAGAACAAGAACTTTGCCGCAGCGCGGATGAATTTCGGCGGGGCATTCAGCTACGGCGGATGGGATAGTACCCCTGGCAAAAAGTTTATGCCTCGGCCCTGTATGCTCCGGTTTGACGGAACGGTCGCCTATTATCTGAACCCCAACGACTACACAAAGAAAGAGAACGGAACCCCTTCTGATATTTTCAATGTGAACTTCCAGGGCAATGCCATGATGGAGTGGCCCAAGATCTATGTGAAGCGTTGGGAATCCAGTGGCGTCTTCCACTTCCGCTGTTCTGATGTCAAGGTAGACAACAGTTATGAATGCTGGTGTAACTATGACAAGAACAACCGGGAGATCCCACATTTCTACACTCCGATCTTCTTTGGCGGCAAGGACTCTTCCAACCGTCTGCGTTCTATTAGTGGTCTGAGCAACTTTGTCAGCAACACCGCTCAGACAGAGGTCGCCTATGCCAAGAACAACGGCGCCGATATCTGGTATACCGAGGTTCTGGCAGACCGTATGCTGATCAACGACCTGCTGACCATGATGTTTAAGAGCACCAACCTTCAGGAAACTGCTGGTTACGGTGTTTGTAGTGGTTCTGCTATTCAGCCAGGAAGCATGAATACCCGCGGTATGTTCTGGGGCAGCAATGATAAGACCTCTGGCGTGAAGGTCTTTGGCATGGAGAACTGGTGGGGTAACATCTTCCGCCGTATCGCCGGTTGGTGTATCAGCGGTGGTACCCAGAAGGTGAAGATCACCAGAGGTACCAAAGATGGTACGACCGTTGGTGACTATAATTTCGACGGTAACGGCTATAAGACAATCAGCGGCGTGAACCTGACTCGAAGCGGCTATATCAGCAAGATGAAGACTGAGTCTTTCGGACGCTTCCCAATGGAAGCCAGCGGTTCCACCACGACATTTGAGGCCGACTATGTGTGGGCTGATAGCGGAAGCGGGTATTATGCCTTTGTCGGTGGCTACTGGGGCAATGACCTGCTTTGCGGTCCGTTCTACGCCGCTCTGTATTATGTTCCGTCGGCTGCGAACTCCTACTTTGGCGCGGCCCTCTCTTGTAAACCGCTTGCCGCGGCGTGAGCCGCGTAAAGGAGAGGACGGGAGAACCTTGGGTCTCCGGGAAAATGAACTTCAAAATAGGGGTATGCACTGCGATCGTGCCTATGTCGGTGGCAACTGGAACAATGACCTGAATTGCGGTCCGTTCTACGCCAATCTGTATAATGATCCGTCGAATACGAACACCAACATTGGCGCGGCCCTATCTTATCCCGTGATATTTTTAATGCAGTGCACATATCGCGGCTGAACGCAGTAAGGGGAGGGAGTCGTACCCCCCCCCTTCCTCACCGCTTGGTGAAAATTAACTCGGTGCAAGCACCCGTTAGTATCTGAAAGAGGCTGAACGCGGGTGAGAGGATAAGAGAATTATGAAATCCTATAGACACTTGTTTGAAATCTGCATATCAAAAGAAAACCGCCGGCGAGCAATCAAGAACGCAAAAGAGTCTAAGCGAATCCGAAAAATGATCCGCAGACGACACCTCTCGGATGATGCACTGCTGGATGAGTCCTATCAATGGATCATCAACTATAAGAATGCGGAGCATGTTCCGAGAGTTATACAAGACGGTATCCGGCACAAGGAGCGCGTCATCATCGTGCCAACGCTGGAGGAACTGATTGTACAGCACTGTGTCGTACAGGCTTTGCGAGATATGTTCTGGATGGGCATGTACCAACATACTTACGCCAGTATTCCGAGAAGAGGCGCCCACAAGGCAAAGAAGGTCATTGAAAAATGGATCGATAAAGAACCCGGTACCATGAAGTACATTCTCAAAATGGATATCCGGCATTTCTTTGATACTGTTCCTCACAGCATCCTAAAGGCTAAATTGGCCCGCAAGATCCATGACGAGCAGATGTTGGATCTATTATTCAAGATTATTGATGTGACTGATGTGGGACTGCCGCTGGGGTTCTATACTTCGCAATGGCTCTCTAACTGGTATTTACAGGAGATGGATCATTACATCAAGGAGCACCTTCATGCGAAGAAGTATATGCGGTACATGGACGACATGATCGTCTGTGATTCAAACAAGAAAACACTGCACCAAATCAGGCTTGCTATCTCGGAATACCTCGGCTCGGAACTCGGGCTTGAGCTAAAAGGAGATTGGCAGGTCTTTCGATTTTCCCATACCGTAAAGGGAGAAGACCGAGGACGACCCCTCGACTTTATGGGCTTTCAGTTTTACAGAAACCGAACCGTGCTGCGTCGCAGTATTATGCTGAAAGCAACACGGAAAGCCCGCAAGATCCATAAGAAACCATTTCATGGACGCAAGCCGACCGTACACGATTATCGACAAATGATGTCTTATTTTGGGTGGATCGACTGCACTGACACCTACCGAATGTACCAGAAGCACATCAAACCAAGGGTGTCATTTCGGGCGATGAGGCGTTACATTTCAAAATGTGACAAACTCAACGAAAGAAGAGTGTATGAACAGCTTGTGCGACTATATTTACCGGGAGGAGGAAGACGAAGTGGAACCCACTTATACTCAAGCCGAAAGCGCGGTGCGACCGCAGACCCTTGAGGTTGGCATTACAACCGTTTATTTGCGTCGCAATATTGTTGAGACGCAGAAAGCTGATATGGAGGGGAAGCCTCCTGTAACTGTTTTCACCTATGAAGAGGCTCAGCTTACCAAAGATGAAGCACTATTTGTCCTTGCGGAGAATCAGATTGGGCTTTCCAAAGCTGTAGCGGATGCTGACGGCATGAATGTCGATCAGGAATATCGCCTGACCATGCTTGAGCTTGGTCTTACGGTATAAATAATCAAATAAGAAAGGAATGGAAAATCACTATGCTGTACAGAACTTTGAAGCGCATGATCGAGAGAGGCCAGACGGAGGGTATCGAGACGAAGCTTGATATTTTCTATGCCGCTGACAAAATCAGCGAGAGCGAGTATCAGGAACTGCTTGGTATGCTGAGTCCAAAAGCCTAAGCTTTCCAATTTTGCCTGTTTGAAGGAGGTTGGATGATGGCGGAAGAAAGGAAACCCACCTCGACAAAGGTGGGTGATCGGTTAATATGATCGGCTATATCGAGTACCTAAACATACCTATCGCTTTAGGTCTGGCCATTATCGGCGTATTTTTGATCATGCAGATCGTTGGCGAAATTTTGGAGTTTAAGGGAAAAGTCGTTCCCGAGTTCGTTAAGATCAGAAAGTATTTTGCTCGGAAGAAGCAGGAACGACAGGCTATGCGTGAAATGTCCACGACTATTCGCGATGTGAAGACCGTGTTGAACAGCGTGGAATCCCATTACAGCGAAGACAATATCGCCAAGCGTGACGCCTGGATGAAATGGGTAAATGATAGAGCGGTGGTGTACGATCAGTCCATTAAGGTTCTGAAAGAAGAAATGGATAAGAACACCGAAATCACCATGTCTCTATACATTGAAAGCAAGCGCAGCTCAATCATAAGCTTTGCCTCGTACTGCGTTTGCCCCGATAACCCTGTGACCAGGGAGCAGTTCAAGCGAGTCTTTCGGCTCTATGCTGAATATGAGGAGATCATCAAAGACAACGATCTTCAAAATGGAGAAGTGGATATCGCTATTCGCATCATCCGAGAAGCGTATGAAAACCACTTGAGAAACGGGTCGTTTGTCGAGGATGTTCGCGGATACTGAGGCGAGTAGATCTGGCCTCTGCTCCTCTATCTAAAGCGGCAGAACGGTGTAAAAAGAGGTGTAGGAGAGTCGATTATTCCTCGATTACTCCTACACCTTGACCGTTTTTGCACCGGAATTACGGGATAATTGGTTTTTATAATAAAATAAGATGGGAGGAGTGTGCCTTAGGAAACAAGATATATACAAAAAAAAATATCTACAAAGCAGAAACCGAACGGCTGGGCATACCCGAACTTGTGGTATTAAAAACAAATAGTGATGATGTTGGTTTAGAAGTTGTACATCGTAGATACTTTGAGGATGAGAAATTGCTCTGCCCTGCTTGTCGTTCCTCTAAAACACGCTGCTCTAAAATTCTGGATCGAAAACTCAAAGATTTATTGTGGCTTGACGAGGACCACAAGACATTTCAAATAATCAGCCTACTTTTTCATCAGCGTTATATGCGCTGTGATAATTGCGGACAAAGCGTTTTCCCTGAGCCTACAGAATTTGGAGAAAAGGGATGCAAATTCACAAATCGGCTATCAGATGCCTTGGCAGATGGAACCTTTCAATTCTCATATAAAAAAGTATGCCAACATTACGGTGTTCCGGCTTCTACTGCTTCAGTGGGTGAAGTAATGCGACGCAGAATCCAATATAGGGAGTCATTGTTGCCGCCGGTCAGAACACCACATATCATTAGCATTGTCGAGGTGATGTTTTTTGGGGAGTTCTATCCCGCTGTTTTAGGAATTTGGGATGATGAGGTTTATTGCCTGGATATTTTGCGAGATTCATCTGAGGAAACCTGTGGTGCATTTCTAAAAACATTGGATGCTAAACAAGTTGAAACTATATATGTAGACCCAGTCGATAGCTTATTTAATGCTGTGAATCAGTACTTTCCAATGGCTTCAATTGTGGTGACTGATGAGGCGATTCAGCGATATGCCAGAAACGCTATGCTTGATATTGTCCATTCCGACGGAAAGCGATTTCCGGTGGTTCATAAAGACCGGCGATTGACGGTACTCCACAAAGACGTGGATTATATAAATGTCGTTCTCAGAATTAAGGAAGGGATGAAGAGTAGGCCGAGGTTACAACGGGCTTACAATCACCATCAGAGATTGTTGGAACTTATGGAAACCAAGTGGTCGATGGAGGATCTCCGAACATGGGCAGACCAGATTCCGGCAGAGGTAGATGAATTTTTGGCAGTTGGTGATATTATTGATATCTTTGGCGAGCAATTAAGCGGATTTTTGACACTGGGCGAGAAGCCACCCAACAATTATCAGTTTGCGGTGCAAGGCATCTGTGACGCCATCAAGGATATGCCGCACTGCATTTTCGATGTAATGCGTGGTCGCTGCATCTTCTCTATAACTCACGACACCATGGAGGAAAATGGAGAACTGTGGCGATACGGCATTAAGTCAAGTCGTTTAACCGAGAAAATCAATGAGATCTCAGCCAATATTAGGGAGGAACGAGATTATGGATACCAATGAAAAGATCAAAATAGTCGGTACAAACATTCAAGAAAAAGCAAATCTGATATGGAATGTGGCGAACAGTCTATTTGGAGCATATAAGCCTCATGAATATGGTCTGGTTATTTTGCCCATGGTCGTGATTAAGCGTTTTCATGACTGCTTACTCCCGACCAGAGAAAAAGTGTTGGCCACTTATGAAAAGGTGAAACAGTTAGCTGTCAAAGACGGTTTTCTGCGTACTGCATCTGGCTATCGTTTTTACAATACCAGCCAGTACACCTTTGAGCGACTGAAAGCTGACCCAGAGAATATTAAGACCAATTTCGAGGCGTACATCAACGGCTTCTCCGATAATGTTATCGACATTCTGGCGAATATGGGCTTCTTTGCACAAATCGAGCGTATGGCGGATGCGGGAGTTCTATATCAGGTTATCAGCGACTTTACTGCTGACAATGCAGATATGAATCCGGAGAAAATTTCTGCAATTGATATGGGTTATGTCTTCGAAAACCTTGTTCAGCGTTTTTCTGAGAGTTATGATGAAGAAGCAGGGGCACACTTCAGCAGCCGTGACATTATTTATTTAATGTGTGACTTGCTTACCATGAATGCGGATTTTTCCGGCGAGGATGCCCCTGCCAAGACTGTATACGATATGGCGATGGGTACCAGCCAGATGCTTACCTGTATGGAAGAGCGCATCCATGCCCTTGACAAAGAGGCTGAAATCATCTGTTATGGTCAGGAAATCAACCCGTTTACTTTTGGTATCGCCAAAGCGGACATGCTAATCCGTGGTGGCGATCCTGAAAACATGCAGTTCGGCGACACCTTGAATGCGGATAAATTCAAGGGCTATACCTTCGACTACATTATTTCCAATCCTCCATTCGGTATCGATTGGAAGCGTGAAGCGGCTGATGTGGAGAAAGAATACAAACTGGGCGATGCCGGTCGGTTTGGCGTTGGCTTACCTCAAAAATCCGATGGACAGATGCTGTTCTTGTTGAATGGCATTGCAAAATTGAAGGACACTGGCAGAATGGCTATTATCCAAAATGGTTCCTCTCTCTTCACCGGAGATGCAGGAAGTGGCCCCAGTGAAATCCGCCGCTATATTATTGAAAATGACTGGTTAGATGCCATTGTTCAGCTTCCCAGTGACAGTTTTTATAACACCGGGATTGCAACCTATGTATGGAATGGATCAGCGTGGATCTGTAAAGATACTGGCAGCAGCGGGTTCAGGCCGCGTTCCCTTCCATGCTCTGTTTCATTCGGTA